GTAAAGTTGTTACAGTATTGCTTTCATACGACATAATATCTTGGAGAGAACGGGGTAAGATGCTTTCCACGTGTGTAAGTCGTGCGTCAATTGGTGGGATTTCATTTTGAATTGTGTGTACATTTGACTCAGTAGAATGTATTGTAGAAACGAGTGCCTCAAGTGGTTCAAATCTTGGAATGTGGGTTTCGAGAATGTCCACTCGTGGAACCTGGTCCTCCAAAGTCTTCACACGCGCTGGGAGTACTTCGAGCGCGTGTACACGAGGTTCCACCTGCGCAACCTTGCGTGTGAGTGGTTTTAAGACGTCCACGTGCTGTTCTAATTGCGCAACTTTGGGTGTAAGTGGTTCAAGTGCCTCAATACGTGGTACATACGTTTCTAATCTTCCAATTTTTGGTACGTGTGCTTCAAGGTTCTTAATTCTTGGTATGTATGTTTCAAGACGCTCCGTTGCAGTTTCCAATGTATGTAAACGTGGTAAGTTTTGTTCTATACGGAGTATCCGTCCAACATTATTTTCAATGATGGGCACGTATGTATTGAGCTTTCTCACGTCACTATCCGATTGAATTATAATGGGTATGTACGCGCCAATCTTCTGGGTATCTTTGGTCAATCTCACAATGTCTTGAGAATGTGTATCAATCACATCTGGAATGTATTCAAGTTTTGAAAATCTGGATTCAAACTTCTCCGTCTGTGTAACCCTAGGTTCTAGGGCATTTAGGGCGTACTCTAACGAATCACACTTGGTGATAATATGTGGAATATGGTGTACATCTGTAACTTTAGAGGTCAATGTAGTACCCAACTGTTCGAGTGTCTCAATTCTCGAGACATTTGATTTCAAATCAGATTCTTGGGCCACCCCATACAATCGTCGTCCATCTCCGATAAACTCATAGGCGACGACCGAACGTGAGGCACGCACTATACCATCTATATGGAGTTCTGAACCGACATTCACATTTCCTTGGGTGGTCACAGACGCGACTGTTAAATTATTTGACGTGATATCCCCAATTTGACCAAGTGTGAGACCTGTGAGATGACGTCCATCTCCGTGATACTGGTGCGCGTGAATATCCTCCGTGACGCGTAGATGAGGCATTACATACCCCAATTGGTCGTACGTGACGTTTGAAAGGAGACCACCATCACCAAAATAGGATTTGCTGTGTAATGCACCATCAATGGTGACGTTGAGGGGGGTGTCCGAGCGAAACGTGAGGTCACCATCATAGTCGAGAGACACCGCGTTGCGACCCTTGACCATTTTGATTGAGGCACGGTCGTGGGCGTCAGAGTTGGAATCACCAACCACAAACTCGGGATTGTCTATATAGTAGGTGTTGATTGTGGTCACATTGACCACGTCCAATTGTTCAACTTCAAGGTGTTTAAAACGTGTTTTTACATTTGACGAAGACCCTAATTCAGTAATACTTTGGAGGGACAAATCATTTCCAAACACAACTTCTTTTGTCTCTGGGCTATACATAAGTACATTCGATGAGACACCGTGTCTCATTGGCGACACATAGAAACCTGGGGATTCTATGTGTGGTATCTCAGTTTTACCCGCGTTCAAAACGATTGTATGTTCAGGTTGATTTTCCGAAGTATGTCGACCAAGTCGTATCTTCTCCGTCAGATGGAAAGTATTGATGTTTTTCACCATTTATATATTAATGTATTTTAATTTGCGTACACAAGCCCAGCCATACCATTTTCTATCCTGAGAATGTTATAGTTTACGGCGTAAATTGGATTTACAATGGGTAATGATTCACTTTGTATCTTTGCAGAGTCTATACGGCTAAAATTGAGAGACCCCGAGGGTTGATGAAGACTTGATGTTAAACAGAATGCGTGAAAGAATATATCTGGAGACGTCACAAAGTTTGTATGATAGTAGTGGGACACGTCAACAAAGTGGGTCTTTGCCCATTTATATTTACAAATATCCATACCATTGATACTCAACTTAATACGGTTACCCACAGCCGTGAGTGCGCTTTGTGAAGCTGTATTAGAACTCGCAATGTACTTGACTGGATGATTAAAATTCAACTCCTGCACAAGCTCGTGTGATGGAATATTCTTTTGGACTTGGAATATGAGCATATCATTTGCGCGAGATGCGATGTTCCCCCGTTCCTCGTTATCAACATAGTAATAGTTTGAATAGGCTTCCCAGTTATAGTCTGCGGCATTTGGACCCCAACGGATTCTAAGTTCCACATCGTGATACTGAAGGGCAACCAAAGGTATCGCAGATTGTGCATTTTCACAGAAAAAGAATCGAAATGGATAGAAATAAGACCTTGAACTTAACCCTGGGTGGGGTCCATTTGAACTTTTTGAAACATTCTGTGCGAACGTATCAATCGCAATCGTTTCACAAAAGAGTGAATCTTGTTCATCTATCACCTGTCCACCAATCAAAAGTTGTACACTGTCGATATACTGCGACCAATCTTGGATGTCTACACACTCTGTACCATCATCTGGGACCAAGAAGGTGTATCCCAAAAGGTCGCCACTTCTCTCAACTCGAATCGTTGATAAAGAATTATTTTTCACAGCTCCATAGAGTGTATGTTTTTCAATGGACTGTGAAAAATTTGAATGTCTTTTAAATGACGAATTAAAAAACGATATCTCAGGGTTTCCTGTAATATGTTCATCCTGAGCGCCAATCGCCACTAACTGAACAATACCCGAAGACATAGTATACTACTTTAAAGGAAGAAAATTACAAATTAGGTTTTCTACACACAAATCTAAGAACGAGGAAATTATTGGCGTTATCATCCGATGGTTTAATTGTGGCGCCATTTTGATCACGAATCGTTACACTGAGACGGTCGACTCGCCTGATTGGGTCTATATATTGGGTGGCGATTGTGTAATTGTCTTTGAAAGTAATGAGGGCATTACCATCAGTCACAAGACTCGCGAATGAACCTCGAATCATACTCATAGATGCTTGACCCGTGAGAACATTGGATGCTCGGTCAGAAAAAATGGAATCTAATTCCTCAATCGAAACATAGCAATGTTTGGTGGATACATTAGAATTGATATGCGCCGCGAGGAGTCTGGCCTGAACAACATTGCGAAGTGGTTGTTGGAGATGGCACGTAAAAGTATTCGCACTGTCTTGACCAATGGTATCGACAGTTATGGTGTGATACTCGTAATCGAGGTCTGGGATAGTTTGGGGGGAAGTCACCAAAGCCATTTATATTACTTTAGATTAAAGATCCGCCGATTCCATCTTCAATTTCATACGCCGCGTGGTCGGCGACGAGTTCTTGGGCACCACAGAGGCCACCTGGAGTCAAGCTCTTGGTATACGCGCTACCCTCACTGGTGTGTCCAGGGGCACATTCCAACTTGTTCTCGAGATCAAAGATGGACTTTTCACTGACCGCCTTCACAGTGATGTGTCTGGGCTGGTATCGACTGGTCTTCTTGATAGCACCAAGAATGTAAATCAATACAATCAAACCAAAGATGGACATAACGGCATTTCGGTTGGCTTTGTTGAGGGTAAACATTTATAATGTATACATATAATTTTTTTTAAAGTGCGTTAAAGGTAATTGAATAGTTTCCTTATAAAGAGTAGATGGACGAAGAAATAGTCATTGATCGTGGAAATACTACTGTGATGAAATTAGACGCCGACGAACAGGCGCTGATGGATGAGATTGAAATATCAACACCACGCCCAAAACCCGTGCCCCGACCCGTGCAACAAAGTCACAGACCACGTCCTCCTGTGCACCAAGAAGCTATGGATGCTTTTGTAAATCCAAACAAACAAACTGCCCCCAGTCAGCCCCAACAGGAACAGGAAATTGATTACGGTGATGACGACGACGAACCAATGTTTTTTGATGATGAGGGACCAGGCCCCCAAGAGGAGATGCCCTCCAAGGGGTACTCGTCTATTGATGAAGAAAAGGCGGACCTCATTAATAAATTGGGACGCCTTGAGAAGAAGGGGTTTGCGGTGAACAAGAGACTCACGGCGTACTCCAATGTTGAAGAATTGAGAACTGAGGTCAAGCGTATCACCTATAGCATCGATGTCGAACAATCGATACGATTTTCAAGACGAATGTTGGTGGCCTGTGTGACTGGCCTTGAGTTCCTTAACAAACGCTACAATCCATTTGAGATTCAACTTGAGGGTTGGTCTGAGTCTGTGATGGAGAATGTGGATGACTACGATGGTGTCTTTGAGGAGCTCTACGTCAAGTACCGCTCGAAGGTCAATGTGGCACCAGAAGTCAAGCTCATTATGATGTTGGGTGGTTCAGCGATGATGTTCCACTTGACCAACAGTATGTTCAAATCTGTGATGCCCAATATGAATGATGTACTCAAGCAGAACCCAGACATCGTGAACAA